ATCAGCAAAGTTGTGTGTCAAATTCTTAGAAAGATGTAAATATATCTTATCAGAAGAAGGTGTACAATTCGAAGAACAAGTGTTAGCTGAATTAATTATGAAACATATGCCAGATTGGCGTAAGGTTATTAATGAACTTCAGCGTTATTCAACATCAGGAGTTATTGATTCTGGCATCTTAGTTTCATTATCAGAAATTTCGTTGAATGATTTAATGCTTCATCTCAAAGATAAAAATTTCAAAGCGATGAGGCAATGGGTAGCAAATAATATTGATTCAGAACCCGCAGCGATTTATCGTAAGATTTACGATAATATGAATGATTATATTGAACCATCATCGGTTCCGCAAGCAGTATTGATTCTTGCGGATTATCAATATAAAAATTCATTTGTTGCGGATCATGAACTTAATACAGTTGCGTGTTTAACTGAAATTATGGCAGGAGTGCAATTCAAATGAAATGGTGTATAATTCCAGTACATTTCGAAGGAGATGTGAAGAAGTGGAGAGCAGTATTATATAATGAAAATAATGTCATTATTAGGGAAGAAACATTTTCTTTTTTAAGACATGCTGAATTATTTATTGAGGATCAAAATGAATCCATTTGAATATTTAAACGCAATTAATACTACTAAAAAGGACATTATGGTAGATGATATTGCAGAAAAAGAATACAATGCATTTATGGTAAATCGTGGATTATCTTATTTTTCTGATACAGTTTTAATCGCAAATGAAATGAACCTTAATCATCATTTAGATAATCGCCTTCAATTCGATTTTTTTATAAATATAATTAAGAAGAAAAAAAGATTTTCGAAATGGCTAAAAGCCAGAGATATCGAGAATCTTGAAATTATTAAACAATATTATGGATATAGCGATGAAAAAGCTAAATCTGTATTATCATTATTTGATCATAGTCAGATAGATGAAATGAAAAATAGGATTTACAAAGGTGGAAAACGAAAATAATAACATAGAAGTCTCATGGTCACCAGCATCAATGCTCGAGATCACACTTAACGAACCTGATGATTTTTTAAAGATTAGAGAAACACTAACAAGAATTGGTGTAGCCTCTAGAAAAGATCAGAAACTCTATCAGTCTTGTCACATTTTACACAAACAAGGCAGATATTTTATTGTACATTTTAAAGAGCTATTCTTATTAGATGGAAAACCTTCTAATTTGCTCTTAAATGACATCCAAAGAAGAAACACTATTGCTACCTTGTTGGCGGATTGGGGACTAATTACACTTGTAAATCCTGAAGAGGCAAAAGATATTGCACCTCTTAGGCAGATTAAAGTGATTCCATTCAAAGAGAAATCTGAATGGCAGCTATGTCCTAAATACAACATAGGAAACAGCAATAAAGATGACAGCGAAAGAAATAAATAAAGATTTAAAAAGATTAAGATTAATACCAAAAACAAAAGCGTTTAATCAACAAATGATTTTAGCCAAGTACTTATACGTATTTATGATAGGTATGTTATTTGGTGCATTTGTATAAACTAGCAATTTAGTTTGTATAAATAAAACCGAGATGCCGAATGGTTCGGGTCTCATTTACAATTAACCTTGCTTAATAATAGGAGGAAAACATGGTTAGAAATACTTTGAACGTACCGCGTTCACTTTTTGTAGGCTTTGAAGGCCTGTTTGATGAGCTAGAAAGAATTCATACTTCTGCTAGATCTGGAAACGACAATTACCCACCACACAACATTGTAAAGATCGATGATGAAAAATTTCTCATCGAGCTAGCTGTTGCAGGTTTCACACATGATGATATCGAACTTGAAGTCAAGGACGGTATTCTGAAAGTGCGAGGAAAAATCGAAGGTGATGAACGCGAATATGCATGGAAAGGTATATCATCCCGCAAATTTGAGAAGAGCTTCCGTCTCTCAGAATTTGTTGTAATAGATGGTGCCGATTTAGAGAATGGAATACTTGTGGTGTATGCCAGGGTTGAACTTCCCGAAGAAAGGCGTCCTAGGAAGATCGAAATAGGGTCTGCTGGGGCATCAAAGAAAAAGTCTTTTCTTAAAGGATAAGTATCAGCGAACACCCAGTGGATTGTAATATTCAATTTACTGGAGAAACAGCAATGAAAACATTAATGCATTTTGTGCAGAAACACGAGGACATTGCAGAGACCCTAAGCGGTATATTTGTTATGCTAGCAACTGGAGGTATAGTTTTAGGACTAGCTCCATTTATTATGTATCTACAACTATCAGCGCATTAGGTCCTGTAAGACTCACGAGGGGGAGGAAACTCCCCTTCACTTTTATATGAAAAAAATGGTTTACATTATGGAAAAAGTATGGTATAATAGGTACTATAAATTGAGAGTGATCACATTATGAAATTTTACACATCTGTTAGTCGTTATGGTAATAATCTACTTTATCGTGGTTATGACAATGGCAAAAAGATTCAAAAACGAATAAAATACAAACCTACGTATTTTGTTTCTACAAATAAACCAACAAATTGGAAATCTCTTGATGGAGTTTCTGTAGCTCCTATTCAATTCGATTCTATGCGCGATGCAAAAGAATGGCTTCAAGTAAACAAACAAGTTGTTGGTAGACACATATATGGAAATGACAAACACATTCCAGCATTTATTAACGATGAATTTCCTGGAGATATCGAATTTGATCGTAATCAAATTAATGTAACTACAATCGATATCGAAGTACAATCAGATGCTGGTTTCCCAGAACCAGAACAAGCAGCACACGAAATTACTGCAATCACAATTAAAAACAATATTGATAATACATATTACGTTTGGGGTTTAGGTGATTACGATGTAGAAAATGGTTATATGCAAGATAATCGTGTAATTTACAAAAAATGTAATACCGAAGCTGACCTTCTACTTGATTTTATTGGTCATTGGTCATTACCTTCAAACTGCCCCGATGTTGTTACTGGTTGGAACTCAAGATTCTTTGATATACCTTACATTGTAAATCGTATATTTCGTATTCATGGCGAAGAAGTTGTTAAACGCTTATCTCCATGGGGATTAATTGATCGAAGAGATGTTACTACAATGCAACGTAAACACATTGCATACGAAATTCAAGGTATTGCTCAAATGGATTATCTTGATTTATTCAAAAAGTTTGGTTACTCATATGGTCCACAAGAATCCTATAAACTTGATCATATTGCTCATGTAGTTCTTGGTGAACGTAAGTTATCATATGAAGAATTTGGTAATCTACACACATTATACAAATACGATTATCAAAAGTTTATTGATTATAATATTAAAGACGTTGAATTGGTGGATCGTATCGAAGATAAAATGGGTTTGATTACACTAGCACTTACAATGGCATATCGTGGTGGTGTTAACTATGGCGATGTGATGGGTACAACTGCTATATGGGATGCAATTATATTTCGAAATCTATACGAGAATAATGTAATTGTTCCATTCGCAGAAGAAAAGTTCAAATCACCATATCCTGGTGGTTATGTAAAAGATCCTCATGTTGGTATGCACGATTGGGTTGTTTCTTTCGATTTAAACTCTCTATATCCATCCATCATTATGCAATACAATATGTCACCTGAAACAATCATCGATGGTAAAGTTATTGCTCTCGATGTTGATAAGTGTATTCAAGGTGTAAATGTAGATATAGACAATAAGTGTGTTGCAGCATCAGGTCAATATTTCAAAACAACAGAAAAAGGTATTTTACCAAAGATTATTGATCAGATGTACAGCGAACGTGTTATAATCAAAAAACAAATGCTCGCATCTCAACAAGAATTACAAAAAGTAAATAAAGAAGATAAACAAGAATTGTATCGAATACAACGTGATATTGCTATTGCTGAAAACCAACAAATGTCTATTAAGATTCTTCTTAACTCACTTTATGGTGCGTTAGGTAATAAGTACTTTAGATTTTTTGATCAACGTATCGCTGAAGGTATTACTCTTACTGGTCAGCTAACTATTCGATGGGCAGAAAAAGCAATCAATCAATATCTCAATAAAATCCTTAAAACATCGAAAGATTATGTACTTGCTATCGATACAGATTCAGTTTACGTTTGTTTGAATGATCTTGTTGAAGCAGTAAATCCTAAAAATCCACTCGAGTTTGTTAATACAGTTTGCGAAGAAAAACTTGAACCAGTTCTCGAACAAAGTTACAATAAACTTTTCGAAATGCTAGGTGGCATTGATAATCGAATGGTTATGAAACGTGAAGCAATCGCAGATCGTGGTATTTGGACTGCCAAAAAACGTTACATTCTTAATGTATATGATAACGAAGGCGTAAGATATGCAGAACCTAAGCTCAAAATTATGGGTATCGAAGCAATTAAATCTTCAACTCCTGCTCCATGTCGTGAAGCACTTAAAGAAATGTTTAAAGTAATTATCAGTGGTTCAGAATCAGATGTTCAACGCAATATAGAATCATTTAGAACATATTTCAAAACACTTGCACCAGATCAGATCGCATTCCCTCGTGGAATTACTAACCTTACAAAGTTCCGTGATAAAACGACTATATATAAGAAAGGCACACCAATTCACGCAAGAGGTAGTTTGCTCTATAATAAATTATTAATGGACAAGTCGTTAACAAAACAATACAATAAAATTCAAAATGGTGAAAAGATAAAGTTCATTTATCTACGTACACCAAATAGTATCAAAGAAGATGTTATATCATTTTCTGATTATTTGCCAGAAGAATTTGGTTTACATCGATATATCGATTACGAAAAGCAATTCAGCAAAACGTTTCTCGATGTTATCGAACCTATTCTTTCGGCAATCAATTGGAATTCGAAGGAGATTGCTACGCTCGATGAATTCTTTTAAATTAACTATGTACAAACACAATAAAGTGTGGTATAATAGGTAGCATTATGGAGAAAAATATGAAATTAGTAAGATTAACCTCAGGTGAGGAAATCATTGGTAAGGTAGAAGATTTAAGTAATGTCATCAAAATTAAAGATGGCTTTAATATGGTTGCTACAGAACCAGGAAAAATTGGATTTATTCCATTTATGGCTTATGCAAAAGACGAAGAATTCGTAATTGATAAAAGCCATGTAATGATGATATGTGATCCAGTTGATGAATTAGTTGATCAAATTAGAACTATGACAAGTGGAATTGTTGTACCAGATAAAAAGGTAATAGGATAATGAGTAAAGATTGGGTAAAAGAT